TTGGGCTTCAGTAATCCTGCCATCTCGTGCAAGATTATCAACAACACGACAGAAAACCTCAAACTTCTCTAATCGTGATAGGTTAGGTTCAACTCCCATTGCAGTTTCACCAACAACTTTGAGAACTTGTTTCTTAAGCATTTGAGTTAATAACCTCAGCGAATGTAAAGATAACCACCGGCCCAATCTGCGCGGGCAAAACATTCCTCACGGGATGCAATGTTTAGAAGATTGTAACGCACAATCTTTGCAGGTGCTTTGAATGATGCTGCCTTGAATACTTCACCAGTCTTTTGATCAACAAAGGCATGAACACTGCGGGAACCATAACCAGTCTCCATGATCAGTTTGTGATACTTACGACCAGACTCAATGTAAAACTTATAGGGTTCAGAGTTTGGATGATGAGTCTTAAAATCTTGCTCAAGTGCTTCACACAAAATCAGTGCATACTTACGCACGTTGAGTTTAATTGTGTTGCGTGCATCTTGTGTGGCAACGTAGTCAGCAAAGGTTTCAGTGGTCATGGTAGTGATGCTCATACTATAGGGACACTTTAGAGGTGAGTAACATTTACATCACCAACTTTTAGCAATGGTGAAGTTCAAGCGACTGAATGTTTCACGATCAACAACTTTGTAAGATCCAAACTCATTGTGCATTACAAAACCTTCATGGGCAACTTGATCGCCACCGATGTAACAATCCATAGAATCGTCACAATCAATGAAGCAGAACAAATCCATCTTGATAGAGTGCACTAGTTTCCACAATCGCAGCAGGTTGATGTCAACATCATGCAATTCTGCAATATCATGTTCATTCACGGGTTTTCCCTCGCGGATGTAAGAATTGATGACTTTCTTCAGTTCCTTAGATTGCTTTTCATTCACGAAAGTACAGAGGGTTGACATTTGCCTAGCAAACTTACAAATGTCTTCAATGTCATCACGATAAGGGCAAATCTCTGCATCTGGTTTGATAAACTTACAGGAAGATGTGCTCTTGGGACAGAGAACCATAGGAGATGCAATCGCATCACGCAAATCACTCTCAGCAACGTAGATTGTGTGAGGTGCAATGATAATGTCCTCGGTGATTACATCATCAAAGATGTAAGTAATGGTGTTGGGTGTATACATCACACCACCACCGAAACCAATGAAATCACCCTGAAAAATGCAATCAGTGTCAGGAAGATTGTCAAAACATGCGTGCAGAATGTCTGCTACATTTCCAGTGTGGTTAGCATCAATGTCAGCATGNGATTCATTGATCTTGATCTTTACTTTGTTGAACACACTTTTAGTGCCAACGAAGAAATTACCAGTCGCAGGATTCGTGCCCCAAACAATAGCAGGAGCACCATCAATCTTGGTTGAAAGGTAACTATCAGCAGTAAACCAATCAAGCACAGAAAGATCACCAGTCAGGATGGTGTCTTCAGGGTGTTCGATGTGAGTGTTCTTCATACTATAGGGACACTTTAGAGGTGAGTAATATTATTTCAATGGTCTTTAATAGGAGAAACTGTGTCAAACTTGAGATTATCTTTTAGAAAGTCATAAAGACCAGAGGTGCGAACACCATGATTTAATGAACCGCAATGATCTTTACCTCCACGAATCTCAAGATAGAAAATTTCTTTGTCATCAGCACGGATCACAATCTTAGCACCATCAGTTACATAAACTTTATAATCTGAATTAACATAAAGATTTACGACATCTTGCATATCATAAACATATGCGTCAACGTCAATTTCTTTCATAACCACTAGACGATTAGCATCATAATTATCACTAAAAACCTTCTCAATAACAAAACGAAAGTTATTCTTATCACGCAACCACTGAGCAGCACTCTCTGCTGCACTTTTGAACTTGGCAAACAACTCAGTATCAATCATGTCATTGTTCTGATATTTGTAGAGACGATGATCGTAACCAGTAGATTGAAATTTATAGACAGGATTATCACAACCATAAATTTCTTCGCTTTTATTCAAACGAGAAAGAAATAATTGAATGTTAGTGGCAGCACCTTTTACTGAATCACGATAATTTTCTTTAATAACGTCAGGTTTTTGTCTACCTTTAATTACTCGCCCACCAATGCGATTTGCATAAATTTCTTCTTTCTTATGCCCACGTTTTTTTACTTTAGATGCAACTTCACTTGTAGGAGCATGACGAGATCCTTTGTAACCTTGAACTTTTGCCATGATTAAATCATCTATACTATAGGGACACTTTAGAGGTGAGTAATATTATTTCAGTGGAAGTTTTGCTACTGATTTACCCTTTCGATGTCGTTCAATAAAGTTTATTGCAGATTGACGATTGCGACACTCTTTAATAATTCTGCCCTGATGTATGATTGCTAGTCTAATGTTACTGCCTGCAATCGGTACAGCAGCATAACACAATGGGTCTTCATATTTGCCTACCATAAATCCCTCTTCTACGGGTTTTGGTTCTAGTATGCTGCCTCTGGTTTGTGTTAGTTTCATCCCCAATTCTCCATCCACTCATCTAAAGTATATCCATCACCTGTGCTAGTTTCTTCTACCAACTGTTCTAGTGTGTAGTCTTGAAGTTCCTCACGATATTCTTCAGTTGTAAGATCATTTTCAGGATCAAAATCATCATGGCAGAGATAGTCCCACTCTGCACATAATGCGTTGATAAGATCTGCTCTAGTGTAATTCATCGACGTACAACGCTATCCATCATTTCACCTTTGTCAAATACAACATCAACAACTGCCTGCACACTGCGGGCAGTAGATACACCAACCCGATCACATACAGGGACACAGACTAAACCATGAGTCTTTTCTGTGCCACCCAATCTAATAACGCGACCGATAGATTGCTGGATGCCAATGTAATCCATGTTACGCATGAATAGCACTGCTTCTAAACCTTTCACATTGATACCTTCAGAGAGAATGGAGTGATGCATGATGACAAAACGAGTATTATCAGCACCCCACTGATTGAGAGTCTTGAAGAAACATTCACGGGAAACTTTCTTGCCATTGATGATAGCACCAGTCTTGCTGGTAATATACATCCAGTTGTAACCAATTTCTTCCAGTTGCTCTGTGAAGTCAGATTGAGTAACAAGACGTACAATCTGCTGAGTAGAACGTGCAGCAATCAGAATCTTGTCGATATTGATGTCACTAATCGTGTCCATCAGATTCTTACAATCAGACTGCTTTGCATCGTCGCGTGGCAACTCCTTGATGAAAACTTTAGGAGGAAGGATATAACCTTCTTTGACCAGTTGAGGTGCGGGAATGTGATAGATTACCTGACCATAAACATCAACGTCATTCATTCCTGGTTTACTGATAGTCAGAGATGTGCGGCGAGTCGCAGTAAAGAAATATACACGACTAGCATTAGCACTGAAGAACTCAGTAGGAGAAAAGAAATTACGCTGACAGGAGTTATGTGCTTCATCAAAATAAATGGTGTCTACGTTGATACCTGCCTCCTGAATACGATGCAGAGAGTGATAGGTAGTGAAGATCAGTTGATGACATCCACCAAGTTGACACATACCAACTGCCAACTTAATCTTTTGTGGGTTAGTTGTACTGAAATGCCTGGTATCTCCACTATGAACGTGGATTGCATTTGCATTATCAATAAGTTCTAGGAACTCGGAACATAATTGATTCGCCAACAATATACGAGGAGCAACAACAACAATAGTCTTAGGATTGTCACTTGTAAATTCTTGTTTAGCATCTTCAATCATACAGATAGTTTTACCACCGCCAGTCGGAACCACAATCTGTCCACGATTGTGCTTCTGCATAGCAGAAATAGCGCGTTTTTGATGCGGACGGAGTGAAATAGTCAAAGCAGGTGGGTTGATACCAAAAACACATTCTAGCACCCTTGTAGACCCTTGTAAAGGGCACACAGAGTGCTTATACTATAGAGACACTTTAGAGGTGAGTAATATTTTACGTTGACATTCTCTT